AAACGGTGTTTGTGGAACGTCGAAACCTTGCGAGCCTGGTGAACCGATACCAAAATTTTGCACGGGCATTTGCGGAACGTTAAAACCTGGCAAAGAATTATTGCCACCCGAAAAAGGCCCATAATTTGTAATCGAGATAGGCGCAATCGTCGGGCCTGTATTGCTGTCCCCTCCTTGACTGACAGTTACGCCAGAGGCACCCGGAACATCGATTGCACCGGGCGGACCAAGCGCTGGAACAGTCACGCCACCCGGCGTTGGCGTGCTAATTCCAAGAGTCGGCAAAGTGGCACTCTGCGCACCCGGCTGCACAACCTCGGTTGTCGGGGCATTTGGTGTGCCACCTTTGAGCAACAGATACGCCAAAATACCAACGCAAACGACAGCGCCACCCTCGATAAGATGGCGCTTTTCGAGCTTGCTCATATAAAAGCCCCCGCAAAAATCGACGCTAATGCGCCAGATGCGCCACCCGTAACAGCAGTCGCCGCATCACGTGGCGCAAATTTCCACACTGCGAAAATGATCGCGATGACAGCGCATATCACCAAAATATGCCGTGTTTCTTTTCGCATTAGAGTAAAGCTGCCAATGATCCAAACAAACCCGCGCTTGATGCTGCTTGGGCCTGAGTGTTGTTGTTGGCGACTGCGACCGTAGGCGTCAGAGCACCGGCATTTGCTTCGAGCGTGGTATCGGCCTCGTTTAACTGAGCATTTTCCGCAGAAACCCCTTGTATTGTCGCACTCTGCAAATTCGCGACTGCCTGAGTTGTCGCACTCTGCTGCTGAGCAACGCCTAAAGTCGTGTTGCTCGAAATCTGCGCCAATCCAAGTTGAGTCTGATCCTGAGCGCCCGCGACAGCCTGATACACTTGGCCCAGGATGCTGGTTTGCTGCACTCCCGCTGCAATCTGGTTGTTCGCGACACCGGCTTGAATTTGCGCATTCGCGATTTGGGTCTGATCGCCCATGCCTGCGATTGCCTGATACACTTGTCCCAGAATACCGGTTTGAGCGACACCAGCCGCAATTTGATTGTTCGCCACACCGGCATTGATTTCCGACGTGGCAACATTCGCAGCAAGCGTATTATTGGCAGTGTTCGCATTTGCAGCAATCTGATTATTGGACACACTCGCATTTAGCTGCGCGATCTGCACGCCGCTCGCTTGAACAGCTTGCTCGATTTGGGTTTGAGTGTTGTCGTTCAAAGCAGTGTCGGAAATCGTAGCGTTTGCAGCAATCGAACTTTGTTGAACAGCGGCTTGAGTTTGAGCCTCGATCGCTGCTAACTGCCCCGCCGTCTGCGTGTTCGCCACACTTTCTTGCGCGGAAATATTAGCGAGAGAAACGCCAGCACTCTGTTGTGTCGTGTAGTTTTGAACAGCAGCCGCTAATTGCGACTGTGTTGTAGAAGTCGCATCGGCTTCTTGTTGCAGAGCTAATTGGTTGCTCTGCGTCGCGAGGGCGCCCTGAATTTGAGCGTCCTGTTCTTGAACGGCAGCATCCGCTTCTACCTCGGCATCGTCAGGGGCACTGCTGACAACAGCGGTTCCCGCGGTGCTGGCCGACGATGACGAGCCGACATAGCTATAGACCACGTAAATAACAGCGATCACCGCAGCAGCAGCTACAGCGCTTTCTCCAGGATGCTTTTTTACGAAGTCTAAAACTGACATCGGTTTTTCCTAAGAGCTTCCTGAGAGTGTAGCAGGATCGATCGTCTGGAATGTTTGACCGGGCTGTGAATAAAGCGGGCCTGGTGAAACAAGCTGACCTTGTTGCAAGCCGCCTAATCCAACGATGATCAGATTAGGCGCCGCAAAATACGGAGCTTCTTGCGATCGATTGAAGTTATACACGTGCCCCGTCCCTCCGTTGCTGTATGGCAACAACGGTTTTTCGAGTGGCGTTGAACCTGCGGCGCCAACGCTGACCGTCGAAAAAGGCCCGCGCGAAAAAATCCAATACGAAGTTTTAGGACGCCGCGCCATCGAAAGCCTCCCTTAGCTCAGCGTGGCATTGCCGAACGGGCTGGAAAGATTGCCAATCGAACTGATCGAGTTCGATGAAACGTTAGGCGTATTTCCCGTAACTGGCGAAACAGCAGCCAACAATGACGTGCTGAAAGCCGAGCCGCCCGCTTGAATGACGTTCGCGGTATTCGCGTTATTGGAAACAAGCACGGCCACAAGCGCGATACCACAGATCGTCACTAGAACCGTTGTGATGTTTGTAAAAAGCTGACCTTCCATTTACTCTTTTCCTTTCTGACTAGCCTTGCTGAATAGCGCTCTGAATTTTCGCAAAGAAACCTCCAGAGCTTCCGCTTCCTTTATCGTTAGCAAATATGATGCCGACGATAACGATAAGAATAAACATGTCCGACAGCTTTTTTAACTGCGGAATATAACCAACGCTCCCAACAACTACGAACGCCAGTATCCAGAGACCAAAATTATCTTTGCCAGTAAAGTCGCTCTTGAGCAAAGCGCCTAACTGCCCGGCGGTCCCCTGGAACCCGACGAGAATACAACCAATCGCCAGAATGATAAATACGATCGGCATTAGACGCTAACCGTTCCTTCGCCATCCAAACCAGTCAACACGTCAGTCGTGGTTCCAAATCCTCCAATCAAAGTTCCCGATGGCAAAGAAACGGGAGCACTTGTCGGAGCGGACAGGCTTCCAATTCCGCTACTCGAACCGAGGGCTACTTCCGTTTGCGCGATCGACGTTGTTGACGTGGAATTGCTCGCCTGATTTGTGGACGATGTTGCAGCCGATGCATTCGGGAAAAAGCACGCCAGATAGGCAGGCAACTGCCCTTTGCAAGTGATGAAAACCACGAACCCGAACGAGATCGCTCCAAAGATGAGGCCGGTTTGTGGCATACCATCCGCCTAGAGGTATTGGCCGACGACGGGCAAATTGGACAGAGGCCACTTTCCTCCGACATACCAAAACATCAGCGCCACTATAACGAGAACTAGCAGAGAATACTTCATTTTCACTCTCCTATACTTTCACTTCGATGGTCCGCATGACATACGACCAAAAGAATAGAATGCAGATAAGCAACCCCACAAAAGCAAACCATCCTTTTACAGACATGGTTGTTGAGAAGGGCTGCGTAAGCCATCCTTGAAACTCGGAGAAGATACCGCCGCCGGTCAACATATTCGACACACTCCAGAAATAGGCGTGCCCTATTTAGGACACGCCTAAATTGATGCCTAGCTATTCGGGAGCGAGCCGGCCGCGCTCACGGTATTGATCAGACCGAAATCTTCGTAACCGATCAGCAGGTTCGCGCCAGAATTGACGACACTCGGGTTAAGGATCAGTTCGAGATTGCCATACTGGTTTGTATTGAGCGGTTTGTCGCGGTGATCGAAATAATACGTGCCGACAGGGAAATCATTGTCGATTTCGCGGCGTGTCCAAATGTTGTTGAGGTTTGGTTCAACCTTGAAAATGTTTGTGAAGTTTGCGCTTTGCAGCGCCAAATAGTTTACGTCAGTTCCGGGGTTGTAGGTTCCGCCGTTGTCGAAAACGATGATCGTCGAGAGAAACGAACGGAAATTGGCGTAGGGAATGGCGAAATCCTGCCCCGCCGTAAGACCGTTCATCGTCGTTTGCTTTAGTTCATAGATCGTCGAAATATCGACGATGGGAAGAATTGTGTTGCCGTTCTGATCGGTCGGCAATTGATCCAGATAGTCCTGATAAACGACGACGGTCGCGCTGCTAATGGTCGCGCCCGCGTTGCCGATGAAAACCGCAAGGCCCTGGTCGGCGCCCGCCGCGACTGAGACTTGCGTATTGAACGTCAGAGAAAGCTGCATCGTGGCGTTGTAGACGTTCGCGAAAATCGCGCCGCGCAAATCCTTCTTGGTATAAGAGCATGGGACGTAATACCACATGGTGCAAGTTCCCGAGGAACTTGCAGCAATCGTGCTCGGACAGACGAGCACCGGAACGTTGTTACCGTATTTCACCGGGCTTGACGTTCCGATTGTCCCTGCGTAGGGAAGCCGAAATTTCATCGTGTTGATGAAATCGATATGCCAACCTGGCGTATTGATGCGAGTTTGGTTGTTGTAATCGACCAGGGTGATATTGCTGAGCAAGTTCGCGATATTGAAGTTCGTCGGCGTGATCGCAGCACCAGCAGGGTTCGAGACCGTGGCGACGATTTTCACCCAGAACCCTCGGATGAGACCAACGTTGCGCGGCGCGATCATCAGCGTTGGCTGAGAGGCCGGAACGACAGTTTGATTGTAGATCGATTGCGCCATTGGAAGCGCTGCAGAATTGATCGCGGCACGTGCAAGACTGTTCTGCTGTTGTGCAGTCATCTGTCCAGAACCACTCATAGGATTTTCCTTTCGCGGGAATTACGACCCGTAGGATTTGTCAGCACTAAACCGGCCGACGATGGTTTTAGCTTGAAGCTGTAGCGTTGTTCATCGGATGTCCGATGCCCAGATATCGGAGAATCATTTGCCCGACGAACATGATTAGGATGCTCATAAGAAATAAGAGTATCCAATTCATCGGATGCGAAATAAGCTCCTTGTTAATAAGCGTCATGGTTTTAGCTCCCCTGCATTTTCTCGTATCCCATTTTGAAAATGCCGACGATTGCCCACATGCCAATGAGCATGAGTGCGACCGTCACGAAGTTGACGGGGTTAAAGCCGATGATAGCGCCGTCATCCATACCAAAAGCTCCCGAAACCGTGCTGGAAAGTCGCATACAAGCACAGATCAGCGAAGCGTCAAAGTATCTTCGCGTAGCGCTTCGACTTCTGAAAGCTTGCAAGTATATCCGTGTCAGACGGAACAGGGTTTAGAATAACGCTTTCGTTCGAAGCGACATCATAATAAGCGGACTGATATTTTTCGTTAAAGCGATCAGGATAACCGTCAAAAATTTCGCGCACTCTTTTTCGATCATCAGGAACAGATAGCTCAAAAACTTGCAGCATATCAGCTTCCGAAAGAGCAAATTTGCTGATCCATGAAGGGCGCTGCGACAAAAAGATGACTGGCACGTTTTTCGAACGTCCCTGGGTCAACACTGCGCGGAACGCTTTCGAATTGGCAACCATATATCCTTCGTCGAAGTATAAACCGACGTTCTCTTGTTCCCATGCCCTCCACAAAGTAACGTCTACTTCTTCTTCTTGATCAGGAAGAGGGTGCGTTAAATAAATGCCGGGTTTTTTGGGAACTTTGCCAATATCGATGTCTTGAGCGTCGGGGATAGAATTGATCAGGCGATCGCCTTTGAAGTCGAAAACAATCCAAGGCATTTCGCGATAGTTGCGCTTACTGAGGTGATAGACACCGGCTTGCGTTTTTCCTGAGCCTGTTCTGCCCAATATCGCAAGCCGATGGTTGTTGCTCGGAAGCCGAACAGTCATCCGAGAGGCATCTTCACGACATTGCTGGGCGTCGGGACGTTAGCAGCTTTTTTCGCCGTTGCCTGAGAACGCAACATCCAAAGACGAGGACCGTAAACAGTCGCACATGCCATAGCAAACAGAAACCAAGCCTGTTGCTTGTCGGACATCAGCACATTTGGATACTGCGATTGGACAGCAACAATGCCTTCGGCAAGCAACCTCGCTTCCTTCTGATCGATTTGGAGAATGGGTTGGCCGGTAAAGGCCGCAAGCATCGAGTGAACAGAAAGAAGCGTTGTCTCGATACCGCCTATAGAATACGACGCTTTTTTCTTTGAACCGGCGTTTTTTCTGGTTCCGCTTCCGGAACCACTTCGATTTCCTGAGGCGTCGTTTCCGTCAAGGTCTTCGATGTTGACGGTTCGGGTTGTGTCGTCTTTTCTTGGCCTTCCACGACGACGAGGGCCGGCGTCTGAAGCCGAGTCAGTGCTTCTTGCAACTCCGTCTGGTGCTGCGAGAGGGTTTCCGTCAAAGTCCGACATGTGCTTTCCAATTCGAGGATGCGGTTTTCGTAAGACGATACCAGTTCCGAGTGACGCTGAGCTTGTAGCAGTTCTGCCTCTACCTCGACATCACGCATTGCATGTTCGGCATCGCGCGCGGCCTGCTTAGCTTCCTCGGCAGCTTGAGCCGCGCCAGATGCCTCCAGTTCCGCCACTGCTGCATCGACAATAGCCTCTGTTTCAGTGGCCATGGTTTTCTAGGCCCTCCCGCTAACAGGGATGTGAACACCGTCCACGTCGTCTAGCGTAACTTGTGCCGACGTGATCAAAGGAAGCTCGCTAGACTGAGGCGAGCGATACGAATAGTTGTATGTGGTTTCTTCGATGAGCGTCACAAGCATACGCTGCATTTGAATCTGGCGGTCCTCGATTGCTGCTAGCCTTTGATTGATCGCCGCATAGCTTTGCACTCCCTGTTCGAGTTTGGCGTTTATGCCTTGCATAAATTGTTCGACTTGCAACTTCAGTTGCTCGGGATCAACGCCCAACATTCCCTTGAGCAACATTTCCATTCCCATCATTCTACTCGCTCCTATTTTAAAGGTTACTCGGCCCCGTAGGACCATACAAACGTGGCGCCGACAGCGCCACCCGTGGTTATTGCAGTCGTGTCGCCACTGGCGCCCCCTCCCGTGATGTAAGCTGACAATCCGCCTGATGCGCTGGTCACGCCATAGGTTCCCATATCCATCGTAACGGATTGCCCAGGCGGACAACCTATGCACATAAAATCGGTCCCGCCGACGCCTGAGTAAGAATTGAGAATGTGTAGAAAAGCCCATCCCGTAGTCGTATTGAAAATAGTTGCGGCCCATATTGTTGAGCCTGTGCTATTGGCGATCGGTTGCCCCGGCGTGCCACTTGTTCCATAGACTTTTGTATTGTTGATCGTCGGCGCCGTAGAACCTCCAGAAACAACCGATACTGGAAGCGGATTAGGAGAAACGACGTTTACGTTGAGTGCACCACTCGAAAATGCGCTGTCTAAAGTAGCGTCGCTGACGGGAAGTGGCGTGGTGTTTCCAGCCGCGTTCCACATATAAGGTTGTGTTTCGAAGTTCTGAAATAGAACTTTGACTGCATTTCCACCTGAACATGAACAGGTGAACTGCGGTGGATTTGGACAGTCAAAATTAACGTATGCCTGATTTCCAGCCGGTATCGTAATTGACTGAAGGTTGTTTCCGATAACGATTGTAAATGGCGCGGCGTTTAAGGAGTTGTCGATATAGGCGGACTGAATAACGCTGATCTGCTGTTGCTGCTGCTGATAAGACAAATTGACGCCGAGCGACGCAGCAAGCGCAAAGTTGAGTGTCACAGGAATGACGCGTGGCCCTTCCGATGGCGTCAGATTATTTTGTGTGGCAACAACTTGCTGCTGCTGAGTATTCGTTCCTGACATTCTTATCTATCCTTAACAGAGGTCAACACAAGGAAGGACCACGGGCAATTGCTGCGTGGTATTTGGGGCTGGCGTGCTTGGAATGGTGCTTCCCGGTGGTGGCAAGGAAACGGCAACCACCAAGCTGGGCGATGGTGCCGACAAATACCACGTGCCCTGATCATCTTGCATCAGTTTGACGTATGAAGCTCCAATCGAGGCGACGTTTCCAGCACTCGCGGCATCCTGCGGAAGCAACACAATTTGCCACCACTTTGTAAAATCTTGCGACACGAAAACAGCAGTGTAAGGAATACCATTAAGCGCGGCAGAACTGAGATAGATAAATCCGTTCGCAGTCTCATTCCAGCCCGTCCCACTATTTGCAGCAGCAGTCCAATAGTTTGCGCCGCTATCGAAGGAAACTGTGGAAAACGTCGCTGGCGTGGAGCTTGCGATATACTTTGAATAGTTAAATTGAACGAGTGCATACTGGGGATACGCAGATAGAAATGACAAAAAGAAAGTATCATCCGTTGAATAACGAAGGCTTCCGATACAAGCGCCTAGATTTGTAAGTGTTAGCTGAGAAAAAGGTATGCCAAAATTAGTGAACACGCCAGCAGCGACGGTTGGATTTGGAATGTCGTTTACGATGTATCCAGGTCCATCGACGCTTTCATAAAGCACAGCATTATAGGCAGCAGGATCACCCTTCGCGCTTCCGTAAATC